ACAGTAGATATTATTGTATGGGGTGATGTGGTGTCGTTTTAATGACAACATATTATGTAACAAACAATACGGGTACCGTTCTGACAGATAGTTGGGACGGTAAACCGTTTGTCTTTGAACCGGGTAAAACCATTGAGGTACCGGAAGAAATAGTCGTACACGTTTTTGGTTATCATGCACAAGATAAGTCTACTTACCTTGCTAGGTTTGGCTGGGCTAAAACTTTGAATGATATTCCAGAAGGATTAAAAAAATTGGAGCAGTTTGTTATTAGTGATAAGGCTCCAATAGTAAAGAACCATTCGTTACCCCCGGTGGTGGAAAGAGTACCTTTACCTGCCTCAAAACAGGTAAGGGGAAAAGTCCTTAGCCCTGCTTAAAATGGATAGAATATGGCACAACCAACCCTGCAAAGTTATGTTACAGATTGTCAACGGCTTCTGCATGATGCCAACTCTGTATTCTATACAGTTCAAGAATTAACTGACTACATTAATGATGGTCGTGAACGAGTAGCTAGAGATACGGGATGTACACGAAGTTTACAGATTACCCAAGTTCCTGCTAACCCAACTGGACTAACATCGGTTAATCCTCCAATTGCTTGGGTGGCTGGTGCAACTGCAACCACCGATACTTTGGTGTTTTACAACATCTATACTTACACAGTAGTTAGTGGTGGTACATTTGCATCGACTCCTCCACCCTATCCGGGTAATACTGGTAATGCACAAAGTACCTATCCACCATCAACACCGTTTACCAACGGTACAGTAACCCTACAATATGCTGGTCCAGTAGAAGTAATACCTTACGCATCGTTACCACAAGGTATTAATACGCTAGATATTGTGAACGTCAATATTTATTGGGGTAATACTCGGTATCCATTACTGTATAAACCATGGACACAATTTAACGCTGAGTTACGTTATTGGCAAAACTATGTAGGGCAACCGGTTTGTTTCTCCGTATACGGACAACAACAGATTTATTTGTCGCCCATACCTGACCAGATATATACATTAGAGGTAGATACCGTATTATTAACTACGGCTCTGACTAATTTGTCAGATACTGAAACACAACTGAATGACCCATACACTCGACCAGTAGCGTACTATGCTTGCTATAAAGCTAAGTTTAAAGAACAGAGTTATGGTGAGTCTGAGATATTTAAACAACAATATAATCAACAAATACAAGCTGCATTAGCGTCTACATTTACAAGACGGATGCCAAGCCCTTACTTACCGGTGCTGTAACATGGCACAAAGTCCTGAACAAAAAAAATCGTATCAGGTCATTAAACAGTTCACTACTGTTAATACCAAAGCGAATCGTACAGCAATCAACGAGTCAGAGTTTTCATGGCTAGAAAATGCTATGCCAATTGGTTATTCTAATCTCAAGATTACAGGTCAACGCTCGGCAGTCACCAATAGTGGTGGTAATGCAGTTGTCTTTTCTGCTAACGTCACCTATTTAAACTCAGTCAATCTAGGATTAGATGATTACATTGTTGCATTTAAAGATGACGGTTCTGCACAAGCATTTGATTTACAAACAAAAACTTTAGTGACAATTGGTAATGCTGGCAAGTTTTCTGCTAGTGGTGTAGCCATTAGTCAATGGAAAAATCAACAAATGCTCATAGTAGACCCAAACAAAGGCTACTATGTCTGGGATGGAAACAATACGGTATTTGTTGGTAGTGTTGGACAATTAGCATTAATAAGTGGTGGTAGTGGATATACGGCTGCACCCGGTGTTGTATTGTCAGCACCAAACGATTCCAACGGTGTTCAAGCCGTTGCTGTTGCTACAGTCACCAATAATGTAGTGACATCAATTACATTAACAGAAGCTGGTACTGGATATACACAAGCACCTACTGTATCTTTTTATGGTGGCGGTGGTAGTGGAGCCAATGCAGTTGCTAGTATTGTGACCTTTGCTACGGGTACGGTATCTATTGCAGTCACTAATCCGGGCGACAGTTTTACATCTGCACCTATTGTGAGTATTACGGGTGGTGGTGGAACCAATGCAGCAGCTACGGCAGTTGTAAAAGGTAATGCACTATCAACCATAGTGATGACAAATCCGGGTAGTGGATATACAAATTCTGCTAACTTAGTAGTAAATCTAAGTGGTGGTGGAGGTTCTAATGCAACTATTGCGGCTACTATTAATAATACTCCTAATGTGGATGTTGCTTCTTTTAGCGGTAGAGTATGGATTGCTGCTGGTCGGCAAGTGTACTACTCTGCTGCCGGAACATATAACGACTTTACTAGTGTGTCGGCAGGAAACATCATATTAACGGACTCTACCTTACATGGTGTTTTGTATAAATTATTGGCAGCAAACAACTTTTTATATTTATTTGGTGATGATTCAATTAACGTATTTTCTGACGTGAGGGTTCAAACCAATGGTACTACTTTATTCACTAATACTAACGTATCTGCCTCTGTTGGTTCTAAACGACCAGATGCTATATTCCCTTATTTCCGGTCTGTTTTATTTTTAAATGATTATGGAATCTATGCTTTAGTCGGTTCTACCACTTCTAAAATATCAGACCCGTTAGATGGGGTTTTCCCTAATATCGACTTTACATATCCTATTTATGCTGGACAAGTATTAGTTAATAATATTTTATGTGCAGCATTTAACTTTAGATATTACGATGCGGTATTTAGTCAGTCTTACCGATACATTCAAGCAGTATTTTTTGAAAAGAAATGGTTTTTTACTAGCCAAGGAAACAATTTACAATACATTACTTCTGCACCTGTAGGTGGTAAGATTAATTTATACGGTACAGACGGTAGTGCTTTGTACCAGTTATATGCTAACAATACCGCTAATGTAGCAAGCATTATTCAGACAGCTTTAATGCCGATGAATGACCCTATACGGGATAAACAAGCACTCAAGTTTGGTGTTGAAGCTACGACAACAGGAAACACAACAACGGGTACTGTTTTTACGATAACTGTAGATAGTCAGCAAGGCTCTAGCCCACCGTATACATTACAGAATAATGTGATATGGGTAAACAATTCTGGAGCAACAATTTCTTGGATAAATAATAGTTCTACGGTAATATCATGGTTATACAATACTGGTTATTATTTATATAAGTCAGATGCACAACAATGGGGTAAATACTTAGGATTAACACTACAATCCAATTCTGCTGCATTTGTTGTGAATACGTTTGAATTTGAACATGAATTAAGAGCGAGGTTCTAACATGGCAGTCCCATACACATTTGCTACGGCAACATCATCTATTCCACTCAGTCAACTTGACGCTAACTTTGCTACTGGAATAACTCTTGGTAATACAACCGTTTACTTAGGGAATACCACTACAAGTATTGGTAACTTAACACTTACTAATGCAACTATTAGTTCTGTTGCAAGTACATTTCCTAACAGTTATTTAGCTAACTCTAGTGTCACAATTGGTTCTACTAACATTAGTTTAGGTGGTACATCAACAACATTAGCTGGATTAACAGGAGTTACGAGTTCTGCTATTACCGACTCAGGACTAACAAGTGGTCGAGTAACGTATGCTGGTACAGGTGGATTATTACAAGATAGTGCTAATTTAGTTTTTGATGGCACTAATTTAGGTATTGGTACTAGTAGTCCAGACGGAAAATTATCATTAAACGGTACGGGTGGTTGTTATCAATCATTTAAAAACAGCGGTACATCTACTGGTTTTATAGGCACAGGAAATAATGTTGTAGCAGGTGCTACAGCTAGTGATTTAGGTTTAGGAACTAACACAGGTTCTGTTGTTTTTGGAACTGGCGGTTCTTTTTCAGAACGGATGCGTATAGACTCTAGTGGTAACGTAGGTATAGGTAATTCCAGCCCTGTTTCTAAATTAGATATTACTGGTGTTACCACAATGCGTGCTGGTGGTAGTGAATTTAACCAAGTAATTGCTTCAAGTGGATACAATTCAGGATTTCAATTTAACAGAGCTGGATACAACAACTGGTTTATTGGCAGTTCAAATAACTCTGTAAATTTTGTAATAGGTGAAAGCATTGCTTCCCCATCAATGACTTTTGCTAGTGGTGGTAATGTAGGTATTGGTACTAGTAGTCCATCTAGTCTTGGTGCTGGTTATCCAACTTTAGATATTCGTGGTTCTACTGGTGGTGCACAAAGATGGGGTAATGCAACTAATTCTGCATATATTTATTCAAACAGTAGCGAAACAAATTTAGCAACTGCTACGGCTTTACCATTATTATTTTCTACAAATACTGTAGAACGGATGCGT